TTTAATCTTGGCCCAACTAATTTGAGATCAAGCTCACTTCTGGCCGCCCTAAATGAAGGCAAAAAGTCAGAAGTACCAGCGCAGATAAAGCGTTGGAATAAAGCGGGTGGCAACGTATTGAAGGGACTTATTCGCCGCCGAGAAGCGGAATCTTTGCTTTGGGAAGGCAAAGAATGGGGTCAAGTTTAGTCTTTGGCTATGCAGGAGCTCTCATTAAAAGACTTTGACATTCTGTCTCAGCAGGACAAGACAGAGGCCGTTGCGCTTTTAAACCGGTATGACCAGATAGAATTACAAGAAAAGTGCCAAGGCGACTTTATCAGCTATGTGAAGCACTTGTGGCCAGAGTTTATTGAGGGCCGGCATCACAAGATCATTGGCGAAAAGTTCAACAAGATTGCGCAAGGCAAGCTGAAACGGCTGATAGTATGTCTGCCCCCAAGGCACTCTAAGTCAGAGTTTGCCAGTACCTATTTTCCCAGCTGGATGATGGGGTTGCGCGGTGATTTGAAAATAATACAAACGACTCATACGGCAGAGCTCGCTGTACGCTTTGGTCGCAAAGTCAGAAACATGATTGATAGCGCTGAGTACCAAAACATCTTTCCAGAATTAAAACTGCAAGCGGACAATAAAAGCGCCGGGCGCTGGACTACCAACCAAGAAGGTGAATCATTCTACGCGGGCGTGGGTGGCGCGATAACAGGCCGTGGCGCGGACCTGCTTATTATTGATGACCCTCATTCCGAGCAAGACGCCTTATCACCGACAGCAATGGAATCCGCCTACGAATGGTATACCTCTGGGCCTAGACAGCGTTTACAGCCTGGCGGAATCATAATAATAGTTATGACGCGCTGGAGCACCAAAGACTTGGTTGGTAAGGTGCTGAAAAATCAAAGCGCAGAGCATGCTGACCAATGGGAGGTCGTCGAGTTCCCAGCCATCATGCCCGACTCCGAAGAGCCTCTTTGGCCAGAGTTTTGGAAAAAGGAGGAATTGCTTTCGGTTAAAGCGTCTCTACCAATCGCAAAATGGAACAGCCAGTGGCTCCAAAACCCGACGGCTGAGTCCGGCTCGATCGTCAAGAGAGAGTGGTGGAATCGCTGGGAAAAAGAGGGCGTGCCACCGTATTCATACGTTATTCAAAGCTATGACACCGCATTCTCCAAGAAAGAGACGGCTGATTACTCTGCAATTACTACATGGGCTATTTTTAAGCCAGGTATTGCGGGCGATGAAGATGCTGACCAGATAATGCTGCTAGACGCCAAGCGCGTGCGGGTTGATTTCCCAGAGCTCAAAAAGCTGGCGTGGGAGGAGTACAAGTATTGGGAGCCCGACTGTGTTCTGATTGAGGCCAAGGCTACCGGCACGCCATTGACTCAAGAGCTTCGCAGAATGGGAATTCCGGTTACCGCCTATACGCCGAGCCGTGGGCAGGATAAGGTGGCCCGAATGAACTCTGTTGCCCCGATCTTTGAAAGCGGTATGGTATGGGCGCCTGATGAGACATTTAGCGATGAAGTTATCGAAGAGATGGCCAGCTTTCCTTACGGCGACCACGACGACTACTGCGACTCGGCAACTATGGCTTTAATGCGATTTCGTCAGGGCGGGTTCTTATCCTTAAATGAGGATTACCCAGAAGAAGCTAGTTTTTTAAATCGAAAGCGTGTCGTGTACTATTAATATAATGTTAAAATGGAAATATAATGGCAATTGAAAGACGACTAGGCACTGAAAACAACCCCGATATTATGGTTATGGGTTCTGCTGTAGAGGTTTTCCCAGAACCCTCGCGTTCCGATGAGATAAGAAATGCGGCAGAAATACTCGTTTCGGAAGAAAGTATTTTGCTGGGTGATGAGCAGTTTGAAGATCAGCCGCCAGAAATGGAATTCTCGGCTAATTTAGCTGAGGTGGTAGAAGACAGCGTTTTAAATACATTAGCTGGAGACATAATTCAGTCGATAAACCAAGATAAAGAATCGCGGTCAGACTGGGAAAAAACCTATACGGACGGCCTTAAATATTTGGGCATGAAGTTTGACGAAGGCAGAAGTCAGCCATTTGAAGGCAGTTCTGGGGTCATCCACCCAATCCTTGCCGAAGCCGTTACGCAGTTTCAAGCGCAAGCATACAAAGAAATGCTACCGGCAAAGGGTCCTGTCAAAACACAAATAATCGGCGCCAGAACGGTAGCAACAGAAACACAGGCCGATCGCGTTCAGGAGTTTATGAACTTCTACATCATGAACGTGATGAAAGACTACGACCCAGAGATGGATATGTTGTTGTTTTATCTGCCTCTGGCCGGCAGCGCCTTCAAAAAGGTTTATTTCGATAACGTGCTCAATAGGGCGGTTTCTAAGTTTATTGCACCAGAAGACTTGATCGTGCCCTACGAAGCGTCCGATTTATCAAGTGCTGAACGCGTGACGCACGCTATCAATATGTCGCACAACGAAATCAAGAAGCAGCAGCTTTCTGGTTTTTATAGAGATGTAGACGTCAGTAAGCACGGCTACGATTCAACCGAATCTGATGTAGAAGCTGAAATTGACAAATTGCAAGGGATTAAGGCGGGTTACGCTGAAGATCGTGATCATACGATCTTTGAAGTTCACACTATTCTAGATCTGCAAGGGTTTGAAGATGCTGGTGAAGATGGCGAGCCTACAGGATTGAAGCTGCCTTATATCGTTACGATCGATGAGTCGTCCGAGCAAGTTTTATCGATCCGCAGAAATTATAACGAAGGCGACCTATACGCCAATAAAATCAACTTTTTTGTTCAATACAAGTTCCTGCCAGGACTCGGATTTTACGGTCTGGGCTTATCTCACATGATTGGCGGCATCTCCAAGGCCAGCACTTCGATCTTGCGACAACTGATTGACGCCGGAACATTGGCCAATCTACCGGCTGGCTTCAAGGCTAGAGGTATGCGGATCAGGGATGAGGATGAACCGCTGCAGCCGGGTGAATTCCGCGACATTGACACAAGTGGCGGGTCTTTAAGAGATAATCTGATCCCGCTGCCCATCAAGGAGCCCAGCAATGTATTGATGCAGTTGTTGGGCATTCTAGTAGATTCTGGAAAACGCTTTGCAGCCATAGCAGACACCAACATAGGTGACGCCAGCGGTAATATGCCGGTTGGCACCACTGTAGCGCTGTTAGAGCGCGGCACCAAGGTGATGAGCGCTATCCACAAAAGATTGCATTATGCGCAACGACTTGAGTTCCAACTGCTCGCTAAAGTATTTGCCGAATATCTGCCCCCAGATTATGGGTACGACACAGGCACTGGTCCTAGTGCCATCAAACAAACTGATTTTGATGACCGCATAGACGTAGTGCCGGTTTCAGATCCCAATATCTTCAGTCAGAGCCAGAGAATTACGCTTGCGCAAGAGCTATTGCAAATGGTTCAGAGCAATCCAGAGATTCACGGGCCTTTGGGGATGCACGAGGCCTACAAACGAATGTATGCTGCTTTAGGCATTGATAATGTTGAAGCCTTGTTGCAAGCACCGCCAGACACTACCCCAAAACCGATCGATTCAGGACTGGAAAACAGTGGTTTTATGATGGGTCAGCCACAACAAGCGTTTGAGGGGCAAAATCATCAATCGCACGTTGAGGCGCACAGAAGTTTGTTTTTGACACAAGTCGTCAAAGAAAATCCGCAAATGCAGTCAATAATTATTAGTCACTGCATGCAGCACCTTCAGTTCATGTCTGCGCAGATTGCACAGCAACAAATACCGCCAGAGGTGCAACAGCGCATCCAAGGCGTGCAGCAACAGATGCAGCAGATGCCGCCAGAGGAAGCTCAAGCGGCCAGTATTGAAATTCAGATGTTACTGGATCAGTTTTCAGCACCTATCTTGGCGCAATTGACACAAGAATTTTTGCAATCAATCGGCCAGGGCGATGAAACCGATCCTTTGGTTGCAATCAGGCAGCAAGAATTGTCGCTGAAAGATAAGCAAATCGATCAAGAGCAGACCCAGTTTGAGATGAAAGCAGGTCAGCGTGGGCAAGAGAAATTGTTAGAAAGCGAAATTCAGCGTCAGCGCATTAATGTACAAAAAGATGTTGCGGATGATAAGCTGGATTTGTCGATTCAACGGTTGAAGCAACAAGCTGATTTAAAATTGCTTGAATTAGAGCAAAAAATGAGAGCTTAGGTTCCAGGAGCTAACAACATGAACAGTACCCGAGTAGAAGAAGTTGCGGCGTTGCGAGCGCAAAAAAAATTAGATCGTAAGGCCGAAGAGGACGCAGCCCTCGCCACAGCTGAAGCTGAAACGAAAGCTCACGAGGCGAACATGGCAAGAATTGCCAAAAAAATGGCGAGTTTTGCTGGAGAAGTTGGAGCAATCACGATTGCAGAAGAGCCCGCTCCGCCACCAGCTCAAGAGCTGCCTCCGGTTAAGTCCAAGCCAGTAGCCAAGAAAGCGGCTAAGAAAGTGGCTAAGAAAGTGGTAGCAATGAAACCAAGTACGAGTGGCCGATCAAAGGCCATCAAACGTAAAAAATAGGAGTAAACAGTTATGGCCATCAAAAAAGTGCCTAGCAATAAGTCGTTTGAAAAGCCAAACCCAAATGCCATCGGCAAGAATAATGGTGTTACCTCCATTGTGGATATGAAGGGCAAGGGAGCAGCGACCAAGGGACTCAAGTTCAAAGTCAGGAATTAATATGGAAGACGACCTGACTTATTACGACGTGGTGAAGAAACTCATCAAAGATCGCGAAAATCAGATTTCGCAAACACTTATGTCCGGCGCACTAAAAGATATGGAACATTACAAATTTTTGCATGGCGAGCTTTCTGCGCTATACTACATCGATACCGAGCTCAGAGAGCGCAATAAAAGTAATTGATGATGGCAAAACTTGAGAATGTAACCAGTGCGTATGTTGAGGCGGATGATCGCGTGCTAGATCCCACGATCCTCGACGAAAGCGTTTTAAACCGAATGCCGCAACCTACAGGTTGGCGAATGCTGGTGTTGCCTTACGCCGGAAAACTTGAGTCAAAGGGCGGCATAGCCTTTACAAAAGAAACCATAGACAAGGAAGCGTTGGCCTCGGTCGTTGCTTTTGTCGTCAAACAAGGCCCACTTTGCTATGGTGACAAAGCCAAGTATGGTGAGAAGAAGTGGTGTGAAGAAAAGCAATGGGTTTTGATAGGCCGTTACTCGGGCGCTAGGTTCAAGCTTGAAGATGGCGCTGAATGCCGAATAATTAACGACGATGAAGTGATTGCTACCATTCTTTCCCCTGACGATATATTGAGCGTGTGACTATGATAGAAAATGCCAATCAAGCTGAAGAGCAAGAAATTGAGATTAGCGTCGAAGACGATGCTGTTGTAGAGGCTAAGCCTAGCCAAGACGATGAGCTGGAGACGTACACCAAGTCGGTTTCCAAGCGAATCAATAAGCTAAACGCTAAAACGCGAGCAGCTGAAGAGCGAGCGCAAATGGCTGAGCAGATTGCGCACCAACGAGAGGCCGAAATACAGGCTTTGCGCAGTCATTCTCAAGCGCAAGCAGGAACTGTCCTTTTGAAAGAAGAGGAGGCGATGGTTGCCAAAGAAGCGCAAGCTGACGATCTCTATAAGAAAGCGATCGAATCTGGCGATGCGGATTTAATGAGCAAGGCAGACACTTTAAAAAGTGATCTGAGCATTCAGAAGGAAAAGATTCGCCTAGCAAAAAACAGGCAGGATACCGAACAAGCTCAATACAATCAGGCAGTTCAGCAACAGGTTGCCCAACCGCAACAGCAGCAACAACAACAACCTGCTGTAGAGCCGACGACTGAAGCTCTGGGTTGGTATGAGCAAAACAAGTGGTACGGAGATGCGGACGACAAAGGTAACCTCGAGGCTACCCAGTTTGCATACTTCCAGCACTACAATCTTATAAATGAAGGGCACGAGCCCGATTCTGACGAATATTATGACGAATTAAACTCTCGTGTTTACAAAGTGTACCCGCACCTGCAGAATGCAAGTGTAAGTAAGGACGCGCAAGCCGAAGCCAAACCCTCTGTGCAAAGAGTTGCTTCAGCTACTGTTGGTAGTAGCCGTCAAAAAACACAAGGCAAGAAGAATGGCGTTACATTTTCGAGGTCAGAAGTAGAGCGCCTTAGAGGCTTGAAGCCGCATAACATGAGCGAAGATGCTTGGTTGAAGCGGGTTGCAGTTGAAAAACAAAGAATAGCTTCTAGGGAGGCAATGTAATGACTCAGGAAATTAAAGCGCCAAGCAGAAACTCTCGTGATTCCGAGACGCACGATAAAACTACTCGTAGGAAACCATGGCGACCAGTAAGGAAGCTAGAAACTCCGCCGGCTCCACCAGGATTTACATATCGCTGGATAAGGGAGTCGATGTTGGGACAAGAAGATCGCGCGAACGTCAGCAGACGTTTACGAGAAGGTTGGGAACTCGTTAGAGGGACTGATCTTCCGAGCGAATGGCAACTTCCAACAGCGGATGATCATAGCCGCCATGCTGGCATCGTTTATAATGAAGGATTGCTGCTTGCAAAAATACCGAACGAAACTGTCGAAGAGCGACGTGAATATTATCAAGGTAAGTCTCACGACGCAGTATCTGCTTTGGACAACAGTGTTTTCAACCAAAGCCAGAAAGATAGCTCTTATGTGAAGTATGATCCCCAGCGGAATTCAAGCGTGACCTTCGGCAAGAAATAACTAATGTGCATTTTGCACTTAACCAATAATCTATTTAGGAGAAAACAAAATGGCGAATAAAGACGCTAGCTTTGGTTTGAAACCTGTAAGAATGATTGGTGGGGCTCCGTATAATGGCGGACAGTCACGTTATCGTATTGCTTCTTCTTATGGCACGAGTATTTTCCAAGGCGACTTGGTTATGCAGGTAACCGGTGGCGGCATTGAGATTCATGCTGTTTCCGGAACCGTACCATTGGTTGGAGTTTTTAACGGCTGTAGCTACACGGACCCAACCACGGGCGAACAGGTATTCAGTAACTTTTACCCGGCCAGTACGGCTGCTTCAGACATCATAGCTCTCATTATTGATAGCCCTGACGTTGTGTATGAGATCCAGGCTGATGAAGCCTTTCCAGTAGCAGATTTGCTCGGGAATTTCGATGTCATAAAGACCAACGCCGGCTCTACCAAAACTGGTATTTCTGGTGATGAAGTTGACGTGAGCAGCGGTGCAACAACTGCCACTTTACCCCTGAAAGTGATTGACATTTCTCAGGACCCTAGTAACCAAGATGTCGGCTCATCTAACACCAACGTATATTGCGTGATTCAAAACTCAATATTCGGTGTTAAGTCTGCCGGTCTGGCATAAGGAGAATAAGTAATGGCTATTTCCAGAGCACAATTAGCTAAAGAGCTAGAGCCTGGCCTGAACAGCTTGTTCGGCCTTTCTTATGATGAGTACACTCAAGAGTATGCTGAGATCTTTGCTACAGAGGACTCTCAACGGGCCTTTGAAGAAGAAGTGTTGATCACTGGTTTCGGTGGAGCTCCGGTAAAAACTGAAGGTGGATCGGTTGATTTTGACCAAGCCACTGAAAGCTATACCGCACGCTACACACATGAAACAATCGCACTGGCATTCGCTTTGACAGCAGAAGCAGTAGAAGATAACCTTTATGACTCCTTGGGCAAGCGCTACAGTAAAGCCCTTGCAAAATCAATGGCTAACACCAAAGAAGTCAAAGGTGCCGATGTTCTCAACAATGCATTTTCTTCGTCTCACACAGGCGGCGACGGCGTTTCTCTGATCAATACTGCGCATGTCCTTGCGGGCGGTGGCACAGCGGCGAACAGAGCTACATCAATGGCAGATTTGAACGAGACTAGTCTTGAAAGTGCCTTAATTGACATCAGTTCCTTCCAGGACGATCGAGGGTTAACAATCTCAGTTCAGGCAGAAAAACTTGTAGTTCCAAGCGAACTGGTTTTTGTGGCTGACAGGATTCTAAACTCGCAAGGACGTCCGGGTACTGCTGATAATGATTTGAACGCAATTAAGAGCACTGGTGTTCTTTCTGGCGGATACACAGTTAATCATTATCTAACGGACCCAGACGCTTTCTTCTTGTTGACGTCTGTGACATCTGCTGGCGAAGGCCTCAAGATGTTCCAGCGCAGCGCGATGGAAACGTCAATGGAACCTGACTTCACGACTGGTAACATTCGTTACAAAGCTCGTGAGCGCTACAGCTTCGGCTTTAGTGACTGGAGAGGAATCTACGGTTCACAAGGTGCGTAATTACCATTAAGCGCTAACTAAAAGGGACCTTCGGGTCCCTTTTTTTATGCGTAAATTCTCTTTGTATAAAAACTTGCACATAACGACACGATCTATATAATCAAGCTCTCACTCAATTAAACGGGTCAGTAAAATGGACTTGAGTCTAAATTGGTCAAAAGGTGAAAAGCAGTCGGACGGCCGGTTGCTTAAAACCGCCAAGCCTACGCCTGAGTTTTGGGCGCTCTGGAAGGTCAAGAAAGTGTCCATTAGAAAAGCTGGTTACACAGTCATTAAGATTAATGACGCTTGGCTGGTCGCCCAGTTTGTGGACGACAACGCGGCGATTGAGCAGTCAGCGGCCACTAGCTCAGACATGGAAATACCTGTGCCAAACGGCTTAGCTTACCTACCGTTTCAAAAGGCTGGCATTGCTTATGCTTTGAAGAGAAAAAGCTGCTTGATTGCGGATGAGATGGGTTTGGGTAAAACAATTCAGGCAATTGGCACAATAAACGCCACAAATCCAAATACGGTCTTAGTGGTTTGCCCAGCGTCTTTAAAGCTCAACTGGAAGAACGAAATGGTCAAATGGCTTGTATCTGAGCGAACGATCAATGTAGTTAACGGTGGTGGCGAGCACATACCGAATGATCCTGACGTGGTTATTATTAATTATGATGTCCTCACAAAACACGCCAAAGCGCTTCAGTCTAGGACGTGGGGCATGGTAATCATGGACGAAGTGCATAAGATTAAAAATCCTAAAGCCAAGCGAACGGTTGTGGCTGTCAGCATCAAGGCCAAGCGCAAATTAGCGCTTACAGGCACCCCGATAACCAATAGGCCAATTGAGTTACAGCCGATAGCGGGTTACTTGGACCATGATTCTTTCGGCAATTTCTTTAATTTTGCAAGAAAGTATGCTGGCGCCTATAAAAGCCGATTCGGCTGGGATTTTAGTGGCTCTTCAAACCTAGACGAGCTGCAAAGAAGGTTGCGCCAGTCTTTTATGATTAGAAGAAAAAAAGACGAAGTGCTTAAAGAGCTGCCATCAAAAGTGCGTCAGGTAATAGTTTTGCCCAGCAAGGCATACAGCGGGGAGCTTACCAAAGAGTTTGATGCTTTGGCTGACGCGGTATCAGACACTACCTACGACGACGTTTCCTTTGAGCAAATGTCTGGTGTTCGCCACGAAATGGCGTTGGCGAAGGTTGACGACGTGGTTGAGCACCTGAAAGAAATTGACCATCAGGTTGTTGTGATGGCCCACCATAAAGATGTCGTTGAGGGTATCAAGCTTGGTTTGGAAGCGGTTGGCAAAACCGTGGTTACGCTGACCGGCGACTGCAATCAAGCGCACAGACAGAATGCTGTAGATACATTTCAGGCTTCCAAAGCAGATGTCTTTATCGGCACGATCGGTGCAGCTGGGGTTGGAATAACGCTGACAGCGGCAAGCCATGTGGTTTTTGCAGAGCTTTCGTGGGTTCCTGGTGACGTTTCACAGGCTGAAGATCGTTGCCACAGGATTGGGCAGCAGGATTCGGTCCTAGTGCAGCATCTGGTTGTCGATGGATCTCTGGATGCCCGAATGGCTGAGGTCTTGGTGAAGAAACAGAAAATTCTGGATCGAGCGCTTGATGACGTTCAGGTTCTGCCCGCTATTTCTATCAACGATCTGGCGCTTGGCATCAAAGCTAATTATCGGTAGAATGCAAAACTATATTTAATTTAGCTGGGTGCTCCGTTTATCCTCCGGTCAGGAACCCCTAAAACTGACACTTAGCTTATGCTTGGGGCCGAAAGGCCCCTTTTTTATGGCTGACACTTTCCAAAACGGTGCTATACTCGGCCGGTCTAGGATAATTTTTGATTCTATCGACCGACCTAGCGGACATTCGCCAAGACGATAGATGAGTTTCCGAGGAGGAAATTATGGCTAATTCAACTTTTAATGGGCCAGTCCGGTCCGAAAACGGTTTCAAAACTATTGATGTGACCGCCAAAACTGGCGCTGTTACTGATGGCCTAGTGATTAATTCAGACGGTAATATTTTTACCGATGCTGGTGGGCATACGCAATATGTTGCAGCAACAGGTTATGGACCCGCAGACTTTATCGTAGGTAAGGGCGGTAGCCAGTACGGCACTGTCGATCCTTTCACTTCAGGACTTACAGAGTTATTTCCTTTAGGCAGCAGATTGCTTTACGGTAATACCGTTTATGCTTATGGTCGATTGGCTGCAACTGCTGTTACGGCAGGTAAATGCGTAACTCACGCAGCTTCAATCGCACATCACTTTGATCTAACGCCAACCGCAGGTGTCGCTGCCGGTGAGACTGCAATATCAGTTGAAACCGCAGGCACTGACATAACGCTAAATCAATACGCAAATGGATATTTGTATGTTAATGATGCAGCGGGTGAAGGGCAGATGCTTAGAATCAAATCTAACCCCGCCCACGATCATTCAGCAGACCCATCTATCGTAATTACTTGCTACGATGATCTAGCCACGGCTATCACCACATCTTCAAGAATTACACTCATTCCTGATCCAAGAAGCGGTCAAATTGTTCAAGCAGCTACAACTACAGGTGCTACATTGGGTGTAACAGTAGTCGATATGGCTGCCAGTGCTTACGGTTGGTTCTCAGTTTCAGGCCCAGCGACAGTATTGACTTCAGGCACACTGGTTGTCGGCAACCATGCAGTACCGTTAGGTGCCGCAGGTGCAGTTGGACCAGCCGCTGGAGATGTTATTCAGGTCATTGGTACAGTAATGATCGTTAACGTAACGACTGATTACTCACTGATTAACCTCACTGGTATTATCTAGGAGTCAATTATGGGAACTCGACTCACAGGCTCTGACGTAAAGGCGGTCAATTTGACCGCCGATACGGTAGCTTTAGATGCAGATGGAATATCGGTAGCAGCATCCGTTGGAAATAACGCAGCACTGGTTATCGGCGGTGCTTTGGCTTCCGGCGGTGCTGTTGCACTCTCGCACGGAAGGATCGTTACTATTCTTTCAGCGGGTAATGATGCTGCTAAGTCTTTTACTGTAACGGGTACGGATGTCAACGGTGACGCTCAAACTGAGTCGATCACGGGTGCTAATGCAGGAACCGCTACTGGTGCTAAGTATTTCTTAAGCATCTCTGGTATCTCAGCGGTGGGCAATCCGGCCGGCAACGTCTCTGCTGGCGTCAATGCCTCAGCGGCAGATGCTATCTTCCAAGGAAGAGCTAGATTTGCGGGTATTAATCTTGTCTGCACCGGCACTGCTGGCGTGTTGGATTTTCTGACGACCAGCCCGACCGGCACTAGTATTTATAAAGTTGGCACAGTGGCGTCAGCAACAGCCACTAGGGATTTGTCAATTCCTGATGAGGGAATGGTATTTTCA